AGGGAAACCGTTCTCACACTCCACCTCAATATCAATCGTGACAATACGCATTTGTGAACTGTCAAACTGAATCTGTTTAGAATACTTTTCGGCGATGTAGGTGTAGGGGAATTGAGTCATACCATAGACAAGATGGGGCTGACTTTGATACTGTTCAACAAACTCCTTCGCCTCTTTAATAGAGAGGAAGTTCATAGGACTGACATTCTTACCCTCTAGGGTAGTCCAGCCAGTCTCTTTCTGAACAGGCACATAGAGAGTGGGTTCGTACTTAACCTTGAAGTTAGAACGAACACCATTCTCTACTGCACGAACAAGTAGTTGATTGCCCCATTGGGCAACGTGTGTGTAAAATTTCATTATATAATAATACCACCGTTAGGGGGATTTGTCAAGAGAAAAGTGGCATTTGTTCTTCTGATGAGAAATGTTGATGGATTGCATCAATCCTATCTTGGGCAGCAGCAATCTTATCAAGTTCACATTGTACTGCTTCTGCGATATCAGAGTGTTCTCCAATACCAGCCGGATTCTTTAGATACACTGCAATGTTTGCTTTATGCAGTGCAATGATACCTTCGTTGTGTTTTTTAATTGCGTCAAGTAGTGTCATTATTTTTCGCCTTTCTTTGTAGTAATAATCAACTTCTTCTGAGGGTCTACCATGACGTTCATTTCTTTCATGGCAAATCTATTTAGAAGAACTTCTGTTCCTCTTTTATTTCTATCATCAAGCCCAAACATCAGTTCGTGTGTATGGCCCATGAATTCGACTTCTAACTTAACAATAGGGCGTTCATCAACTCCACCCCCTGTTCTTGCTTTATATTCTTTTTCTAGTTTAGCAGTATGTGTTTTACCACCTACTGTAGTAAACGTGATGTTGCTACCACTAGTTTTTAAGTCAGTAGCGTGCAATACTGAGTATGCACTATTCCCTGTATCAAACTTTGTTTCGATTTCACCAAATGGCTTTATGTTTACCATCTCGTGAAAACCACATCTGATAGGAGAAGTAAATCTATTGTTTACATCCCTGTAGTGTTCTAGAACTTCTTTTGCAATGTTCAAACCAGAGTTTGCTTCTTCAATACCTTCTGTGCCAGGCGAACTGTTTACTTCCAAAAAGTATGGTTTACCTTTGTATGGAATAAAGTCCACTGCAACAAAATCACCATCAACCGCCTTTGCAGCAATTAGACATTGACGAATTTCTTCTTCTGATAAGTCGTAAGATTTTACCCCACCACCCTGTGTATAGTTACTTCTAAAATCTCCTTCAACAACTTCTCGTTTCATTGTACCAACAATATTATCACCAACAATAATAACACGAATGTCACCATCTGTTTTGATATATTCTTGAATGAGAATATCTGTTTCTGGATCTTGTTTATAAATTAATTGTACGAGAGAATCTAATGCACGTTTCGATTCAACAAATAGAACACCAACACCGCCTGCACCCCTAAGAGTTTTGAGGATGATAGGAAACTTGGTATCAAGCTCTTCTAATGCAGAATCAATATCATCTTCTGTAGGAACAAGAACACTTTTGGGTTGGTCTAATCTGAAATCTTTTAGTCTCACATAACTACGATACTTATCAGCACAAATACTGATAGTAGTTCTGTTGTTAATACAAGTAATACCAATTCTTTCTAGTTCTGAAATCAAGTCTAGATGACTATCTCTGGTTGGTGTTCCTCTAACAAACACAACAGTATCTTTGGAACTGATGTCCATACTTTTGTCTTTGTTGTTTAGAGTATACTTACCATTATTAAAGGTCAGGGATGTTGTTTTGAAGTCTGATAAAAGAACTTCCATACCCATCTTCTTTGCCTCTTTTTCAAACTTGATTGCAGTCTTAGATTTATCACCCACCTCAACTGTAAGAATAACTACTTTGTAGTTTTCTAGTTGCTTTTCTTCTGTGATAAAATCTGTAAACGAGCGTGTCAACTATACTTCTCTTTTCTTACCAATGTTGTATTTTGTTTCTAGAACCCACTCATCCTTCTCTTTGAAGGCAATCACTTTGATTTGTGAAAGAGGAGCCTTAGGTTCTGCACTCCCAACAATTTCTACTAACCCCCAATCACCTAATAGAGAGGCAATAGAGTTTCTACGAGATATGTCATTTTCATTTAAGTTTGTATCTTTACCATCTAGTGCAAAGAGTTCTTTGAAATGCACAATGTAGTACTTACCCTGTTTATGTAGAATGTGACAGGATTGATATAGTTTTCTCTCTTTACGAGAGGCGACACCAATACGAGATAGTGTCTCACGAACCTTCAAAAAGTCATCAGGTTCTTTAAGTTTAATTTCCAGCATCTCTTCTGGATGCCATTCAGTTTCGTTCATTTTCTTCCACCTTTATTCAAACTATTTTTAATAGTGGTTATCTGGTCATCATTTAGTATTGATAATGCTTGTTTGGCCTTCTCATTACTATAACCATAATATTCTTTTACATAGTCTAAGTTTTTCAACTTATCCGCTTTCACCCAAGGAGCATATCTTTTCTTAGGTCTAATAGTATTTAGTAAAAAGTCATATTGTAGTTTTGAGTCAAGGTGGTGACGTTGATTCATCTCATTTACAAGCATAATTGTGTCATTGAATGGTGCAACACACTTATTAATGATAAATGGCGAATACTTCTTCTCCCACATAGGATCATCTGTTTCCATCAGATTTTCCTTTGTGAGATTGATTGAGTTAAGATAATCCTTTAGTTGGTAACTCATTTCCAACTCACCTGTGTCATAATCTCAACCATATATGCAAGCATATTGATTTCTTGATCTGCAACAAAGGCTGATTTGTAAGAGTAGTCTGCTGTTGCAAGAACTAGGTGAGGTACGGTTTGAGGTTGGATTTCTTCATACAATGTATCATAGATTTTACGATACATACGAGAGGGGTCGTTATCTAGATTATTTGCAACCCACTTACGAATAGATTTGAAGTCTTTATCTTTTAGATAAGAACCCAAATCTTTCATGTTTGTTTCTGATAGATTAACAAGAATACCACTATCAATCATACCAGAGGCAGAATACCTTTGCAGTTCGTTTAGAACTCTTCTCCAATCTGGGAAGTGTTTCTCAACAATACCAGCAACAGCCTTTGGTTCAAACTGGACATCCTCAGATTTGAGAATGTCCTGTACTCGTTTGAAAAATTGTCCAGCAAGTGTTGGTTTTTCTGTTGGTGGAATACGAAACTCCACAACAGAACACCGACTGTGTAGTGGTTCAATGATACGGTTCTTGAAATTACAGGTTAGAATAAACCCACAGTTCTTGTGAAACTCCTCAATGAATCCACGCAACGCAGGCTGTGTAGATTGAGGATTTAGATAATCTGCCTCATCAAGAATCACGAACTTACGATTACCATCCATAGAGACAGTACTTGCAAAGTTCTTGATTTTGTTTCTGAGTACATCAATACCTGATTCTTCAGAACCGTTAATCATCATATAGGTGGCACCGATTTCTTCTAACATTGCTTTCGCAACAGTAGTCTTACCGACACCTGGCCCACCAGACAAAAGTAAATTAGGAATGTGTCCATCATTCACAAAAGTCTGAAAGGTATTCTTTAACTCATCAGTGAGAATACACTCGCTGATTTTCGCTGGGCGGTACTTCTCCACCCATAGCATCACATCATTCATAATATAGTCCTTCTGGTTTAGGCAGCTTCGAGAGCGATAAAGTATTCAATAGGCTTAGTCACATTTGCAAAATGCGAAATACCTTGTTGTGATACTTGTACCTTGTAGTCACCAGAAAGAAGTTTTAAGTTTTCAACCTTAAAGAAGTAAGTAAAGTCTGAAGGTGAGTTGTCACCAACTGCAATGCTGAAATCGTTTGATGTATCATTCTTTCTGTCAGTAACAGTTAGTTTAATATCACCACCAGCAGTTCCAGTAAGAACCACATCTGGAACACCAAGAACAGCAGAGGCCTTGAGGATTTGATTAAACGTATCCTGTGTAAAGGTAAACTCTACATCAACAGAGGGCATACTAATTTCAGTCTTTGGTGCAGTTACGATAGATGGGTCACTGAACATATAAGTCAGATTGCTTCCACCACCTTCTTCATTAAGACGTACACTTTTCTCATCAAATGATAGTGTAGGGTCTTTGAATAGTGACAATGCAGACAAGAACTCGTTCAAGTCATAGATTGCAAATTCATTATTGAAAGTATCTGGAACAGTTGCCTTTGCAACGATGTTTTTCATCGCAGACATTGTTCCAATCGCAGTACCATTTTTTACCATAAGATTCTGGTTAATGGTCGAAAAGTTCTTTAGAACCTCTCGTGTATCATTACTAAGTTTCATTTTCAATTTTTCTCCTGAGTATCGTGATTATGTAGAGCCATTATACCATAATGGATCACCTTTAGCAAGTCATTTCTGTTCTTACCATCTTTTTTTCCATACCGTTGTGAATACTTTAAAATATTACCGATACAGAAACCTTCTCCATGGCCACTGTCCATGATGAATTCTGTTGCTTGAAATTTGTTGTGGGAATAGTGAGCGTTATAGGTTTTATCTATATACTCTGTCATTTCTTTGAGGATTCTATCCTCTGAGTATTTGTAGTCAATTCGCTTTTCAGCGACTACAGGTTCATCTTTTTTCTTAAACATTACGAATCCTCAATTTCAATTAATCATACTATAACATAAAAAGGTGCCCCTGTCAAGAGGCACCTTCACTTTACTTACTTGATTTTGATTGAACGTGGCTTCTTTTCATCTGGAATAATTCTTTCCATGTCGATTTTAAGAATACCATCTTTCATATCAGCACCATTTACAACTACGTCATCTGACAGTGTAAATGCTTTTTTAAATCGTTTGTTTGAAATACCTTTATATAGGTACTCCTTTTCATCATCACCCTCTGGTCGAGACTTAGATTCAATCTTGAGAACATTCTCTCTGAATTCAATCTCAATCTCATCCTTTGAGAAACCAGCAACGGCAATCTCAATGGTGAACTTATCATCATCGTGTTTTACGATGTTGTAAGGGGGGTAACTTGAAGGACTAGTTTGATTAGGATGATTCCCCATCAGACTGTCAAACATTCTATCGAAACCGATAGAGTAAGTATTGATCCTTGACGGATCTAGTGTAAAGGCTGTATTTACCATATTTAATATCCTTTATTAAGCAAGATACAGTGTAATACCCATATAATATGGCGTATCACATTTATTTATAATGGTAGTTTTTTGGGCGGAAACTACCAAAACCGTGATTTGCGTCACAGAGTAAGCATATTATGTGACGTACAGGGCGACTTACGAACAGCACCCTGTATTATATATAAGACTTATGCAGCCTCAGCGTACTCTAGAGCTTTATCTAGGGCATTTAGTTTAACCTTACGGTTACGTCCATACCATGCAGACTGCAAACGTGAGTCACCTTCACGACCCTGTAAGTGGTCAGTCATGTATGTTACAGAGTTAAATGCCTGCCACCAAGAACCTTCAGCAAAGTTTGCACCTGGCTGTGTCTGCAAGTTTTCCATTGCAGTCTTGGCGTTACGAGAAGTATAAGGCATAACACCATCTACCTTCTCTTTTGCTGGAGCGCCAAATACTTCATTGAAGTACTGAATGACATTATCGCCAGTAGCAGGTTTACTACCAAGGAACTGAGCCATTGACTTATATTGCTCCATTTTCTCACGAGCGATACCCATCTGCTCTTTCACCTCAGCGGCATCGAATGCCTTACGGTGATTTACAGTAACCATCTTGTCAGTGTCTTGTGACAGAGACAATGTGAGAGTGTTGTTACATACGACACGAATTGGTGTCATACGAATGTTTAGTGCCTTACCAAACTGGTGAGGGTTAGTGAACAGGAAATAGTTCTCTGTCAAATCACCATTGAACAATTCAAATGATTCTTTGGTTTTTGCAAGAGCCCACACAAGTTGTCCATTTTTCAATGAACCAGCAGTGTGCATCTCCATGTCACCAGCCATTACATAGTCGTGGAAAAACTCAAATGCTTCTGAGTTCTGCACTGGATTCCAACCAGTACCAACAACATCAAGTACTGAGTTGTCTGATGTACGAACAAGTGCTTCCTTGTTCTTCACGATTGCACCTTGTGGGGTAACAAGTTTTTCTTTAGTTACTTCCCAATCAAGTCCAGCAACTTTTTGGAACTGGCCAGGTGTGAGGTCAGCCTCTACCTTAGTACCAAGTCCATGCCAAGGAACGTCACCAACGTATGCCATTTGTGCGTTTCCGTTTACGATTTCAAGTTCATGTGCCATAATATTTGTCTCCTAACGACTTTGTTTTCTCACTTTACTTATACAGTATATACGTTCTTATAACAAAAGTCAAGATGTTTTTATAACTTTTTTTCAGTTTCTTCCAAAAAATTGTGTTGGCCATTCACCATCTGGTTTATCGAACAGATACCAACAACAATTGTCCTTACCTGTACTCTTACTACCTTCTATCCACTTCACACGGCCGATGCTGACTACCTTCCTCAACCTAGGCATGAATTCTATACTTTGTTTCGTATGCATCCAATCTGCATCAAAGAGTAACCAAGTTGGTAACTGGTCAGATAGATTTACGATAAGGGGGTGTAGTATCTTACGATTCCAAGGTGGGTTTGTTATGCAAACATCACATCCTACAATCTTATCAGTCATTGCATCACCATCACCAACAAAGTCTGCCATAGGTTCTATGTCAGTCATCCAGTACCCTAACAGTTTTGTCAGTTGTTCTATGTGTCGAATCAGTCTACCGTCACCGGCACAAGGTTCTGCAAACAATCCTGTCTTTGGTAAGTGGGGAACAAGAGGCCTTACTGCCTCTATAGGAGTAGGGTAGAAATCTCTTTCCACCCTCTCAAAATCACTTCTTTTTCCCATCCTTATATTCCTCATAAAGAATTAATGCTATCAAAGCATAATTGGCCATGTCAATAAGTGTATCCTTGATACTCTCATCTTTAACCTCAAGTAGTTCTTTCTTTGCAAAACCCATAATACGGCTGAACTTGTCTCCTAGTCGAACACAACATCCCTTCCATGCTGGGATACCACCCATCTCACAGGTTCTAAAGTTTGCAAACACATCTTCCACACTTGCATAGTCGTGACGCTTTGCATCGTGTGTCTTTTTCATTTCTTCTAGTAATTCTTTAAACCGTTCACTTTGATCCATTATACCATCCTACTAAAGTTTTTCTCTTTCTTAAACTGAATAATGTTTCTAAACTTATCAAACAACATATCCTGTTTGTGTGATATGACAAATACATTCTGTTGGTCAAATGTATTCAAAATCTTTAGAAAATCATCAGTACCAGTGTTATCCAAAGATGAATCAAATATCTCATCTAGTATTAGTAGATTCGTATTCGTAGAGTTTTTCATCTTTGCAATGGCTCTCCATGTAAATAGAAGTGCCAAATCAATTCGCATCTTCTCACCTTCTGAGAATGATGCATAAGAGAACTCATCTCTGAAACGTGACTTGATTGTTTCATTGAAGTTCTCATCAATATTAAAGTTAACAAAGAAATCCATAGATGATAGATATGTGTTTACCAACTTATTCATAATTGGTAGATACTGTTTTACAATCTTTGTCTTGATGCCACTGTCTTGTAAAAGATTACGAGCAACATCAATGTAAAACTTATCTTCATTCAACTTAGTCTTTTGTTCTTCAATCGACTTTATCTGTCCTTTTAGTTCTGCAAGTTTTATCTTATCTTCTTCTGACACAGAACCGTTTTGATATGCCTCAATATCTTTTTCTAGTTTTGCATTGAACTTTTCCAACTCTGCAATAGAGGAAAGTATTTTGGCCCTCTCAACATCATTCTTACGAATAGTTTCTAAGTCTACTAAGATTGATTGGAGTCTGTCTTGTTCTTCTGATTCCATTCTTTGTAAATCTGCGATACCGTTTTCGATGTCTCCGATTTTTGTGGTTCTGGATTCAATCTGCGTCTGCTTAGTTGATTCTGTAATCGGCTGTTCGCAAGACGGGCATTCATCGTTGTCCTTGAAAAATTTGATTTGACGGTCATGCTCAGATTTCCTGTTCTGAAGGGCTGCTTCTGTTTGAGTTAGTTTCTTTAGTTTCTGTTCTAGTTTTGCTTTCTCTTCTGCATCATAAGATAGATTTTCGTTATCAATCTCTAATGCTTTCACATCATCTCTTCTGAAGTCAATAGTGCTTTTATTATCCCATAACTTCTGTTGGTTCTCTGCAATAATAGCAGACTTATTGTTTACAACTTCTTTAATAAATTTTTCTTGTAATGTAACCTTTTCTTTTGTTAAGTCAAAGTTATACTGAACATCACGAATATCCTCTGCAAGAGACTTATTCTTGTTCTTGAGAAGAAAGTTCATCAGTGAGAAAATCTTGATATCTAGGATATCCTC